AGCTGGGCAGAAAGCCCGGTGACTTGACCTACACCGTGACTGTGCGAGGCAGCGGCAAAGTCTGCTGCGTTAGAAGTGATGATGTCGCCACAGCCTACAAGATCCAAAGGAGTGTGCTGGTGGTCGATCACGGCTGCGCCAATCGAGGTGGGCGTGATGGCATCAGGCTGGCCGGCAGCATGGGTGGCCGCATGAGGCGCTGCAATTGCTAAGATCTTGCGAACGAGACCAGTTTTGAGCTTGGTCCAGAGAGAACCAGTGGAGGCGTCGATAGCCAGTTCTCTGACTGCAACATCTGACGGACTTGGGGCAGATCCATCGTTTACTTTGTTATTCAACAGAATCGTTGGCATGGCTTCCATTTAGCACTAACTCAAAACAAATCAAGCCGCCGGATCGGACAGCGGCTTGAAATGTGTGAGTGTTACTGAGGATTGGCTGCGTCGTAAGCGGCCTGCGCGTCAGCTTGCGAGCTATATGCTGTCGAATTGTACGCCCATTGATTTGCATATGTCCCCAAAGTGCCGTAGTACTGGTTAACGCCAACATTTGAGGCAAGCCATGCAGGATATTGGTCATCATACGCAGCCGCTGTTGCGGACATGTTGTTTGGATATTCAGACTGGTTGTACACCCACTGACCATTCTTTTCTCCAAGACCACTGTACTGATTAACACCAGAATTTGCCGCCAACCATGCGGCGTAGTCGGCAGCCTGCGCTTCAGCCTGCGAGTTATACTCAGTCGAGTTATGCGCCCACTGTCCGTTTTTGTAGCCAGAAACAGTGTACTGATTTACACCAATGTTAGCAGTAAGCCATGCTGCATACACGGTTTCTTGAGAGCCTTCAACAGTAACAGTGCCAGTAACTGTCCCGTTGTTAACAGCAGTTGCGGAAAACGTAGCGTCGCCACTGATTGTAGCGCCTGCCTTGTTCTCAGCAGTGCCCTCAAACACGGCATTGCCAGTCACTGTACCACTGTTCGCGGACCCGTCCTGAAACGTGACATTCCCAGTGACAGTGCCAAAGTTTTCTGAGCCAGCGCCAAAAGTGGCGTCACAAACTATCGAGATAGATGGATTCATAGAGAAAGAAAGTGAAGCAGGGGCGCCATATTTCAGGCGCCCCCGCAGTGTGGTTATCGGTTAAACGCCACGCCGTTAAGCGTGATGATACCTGTTGTCCCAGTTACGGAACAAGTGAGGTTAGCCGAAGGCGTAGCCGTCGAGGTCAACGTCAGGTCATTAGACCCGATGTCGATGCTCTGTGGCTCGGTCCAAGTGTCCATGTCAGCAGACCCGGAGCTTAGTAGCGTCACGGCAGTGGTTCCGCTTGGAAGCTGCGTTGCCGCCTGAGTCCGGGCACTATCCCCAGACCAGTTAGCAAGCGTGCCCCAGTCGTTCCCTGAGCTGGCATAGAAATAGGCACCGATCACGGGAGTGGAGCCGCCTCCACCACCCCCGCCATTAAAACCCGAGAAAGTCCCCCCGTCCAAAGTGCTGTTCTCAGTGAGAATTACACCCGAATCGGTAGGAACGGAACCGGCGCCGATCAGGCCACCAGTGATGTTCACGTTGTTTGCATCCTGTGCAGACATCGTGCCCAAGCCAGCAATCGAGCCTTCTGCGCTCGTGAGGCGAGAGTCAAGGTTCTGACCTTCGAGAGTCGCAACCCGGTCACTCACGTCTTCGATGTCGCCTTCAAGCGAGCTCTGAGCAGAACTAACAGCCGAACTGATCTTGCTGTCCACTTCAGCGGACGAGTCAACACTCAGGTTCGAACGGGAAGCCGCTGCGTCAGCGAGATCGCCAAGGTTCGCAGAGATCTTCAGGGACGCATCAGCGCCAGCCTGTGCCGTTGCAGCAGCCGAAACTGCGCTATCAGCAGTGGACTGCGCAGCGTCAGCAGCCGATTGGGCTGCGTCTGCAGCAGACTGAGCTGCATCAGCGGCGCTCTGGGCAGCGTCGGCTGCGCTCTGAGCAGCTACAACGTCGCTCTGAAGAGTGTCAATTTCGCCTTCAGCACCCGAAAGACGGCTGTCAAGGTTCTGCCCTTCCAGCGTGTCAACGCGGGAGGAGACAGCAGCGATGCTGGAAGCCAGCGCGGTTGCAACGTCAGAGCCAGCGGCCAGGGCGTCAGCAATTTCCTTCAGGGTATCGAGCGTCGCAGGACTCCCATTGATGAGAGCGGCGATTGCTGCGTCCGTGTAGGCGTCAGAAGCGGACTTAGAAGTCGAGATCTTGCTGTCAACTTCTGCGCTGCTATCAACACTGAGGTTGGTGCGAGCAGTCGAAACACTGGCGAGGTCGCTCAGGTTCGACGCGCTTTTAAGAGAAGCGTCTGCGCCAGCTTGGGCTGCAGCGGCTGCACTCGTCAGCGTGTCAAGAGCGTCCTGGAGGCCGGTCACATCAGAAATGACGTGCGAATGTACCGCACGAGCGAACGCCGAGGCGCTCTCAAAGCTGATGATCGTACCGTCGGTCTTTTTGATGAACAGCTTGCCGTCGGCAGTGTTCAGGGCGATTTGGCGCAGAGGCAACTCTGCGGACGTTGGGACAACGCCAGACGTGGCGCTATACTTGAGTAGGAACTGATTGGCCATATTGGGTTTTGTTTGTTGTGCTACTGAGGGGAAAAGTTAAAAATAAGTTGTAACGACAACGATGCCATCTGCGCCATTTCCACCTGCGCCAGAGTTTCCAACATTGTCAAGACCTGCGCCGCCACCACCACCGCCGCCACCATAAAGCCCTCCATTGCCACCGTTGCCCGCGTTGCCAGTGACGCTAGATCCACCACCAGCCCCTGCACTGCCAGCGGCAGCAAAGTTTGCTGTAACATTTGGAGCAGATCCACCGTTTGCTCCAATAGCTCCTCCTGTTGCAGTCCCGCCACTCAACCAAGACCCAAGCGCAGTTCCACCGTTGCCACCTGCAAATCCAACAGTTGCCGATGCTGGCAATCCACCGCCTGCGCCACCACCTGCACCTGCTGGCGCAGAACTTGCGCCTCCAACTCCAGCGCCTCCTCCCCCTGTGGCTCCGTTTGTTCCTTGGAACATAGCGCGAGCACTTGCGGATGCTCCAGCAGGGCCAGTTGCGTTTGTTGCCGCTCCTGCGCCTCCGCCACCCGTCACTTGAATCCAAGTGCCAAACGAAGAATTTCCACCAGCAACCCCAATATTTCCGTTTGTACTGTTGGCTGTTACGGAAGCTCCACCAGTCCCTCCACTGCCAACAGTAACAGTTTCAGTGGCCCCAAGCAGCGCAGCAGAAATATTGCGAATGGAATACGATCCACCTCCACCTCCACCACCCCCTGATGCCTGAGTGCCAACACCAGCTTTTCGGCCAGATCCTCCACCGCCACCCGCAGAGATGACAACAACGTCAACAGCTACCGCTCCAGCAGGCTTGGTCCACGTTCCGTTAGAGGTAAAAACCTGTACATTGGTAGTTGCCGCAACTCCCAGTGCTGTCCTTGCAGCAGCGTTGTTGGCTGCCTGCATGAAAGAGTCAATGTCTGCTGAAACCGTGAGATTTGGCATGGCTAGGGTCGGATGTAGATTGAGGTGCCGTCAGGGCGCCGGAACTCAGAAGTCCCGTCTGGACGCAAGTAGGTGAACGTAACTGGAGGAGGAGTCACTCCACCAGCAGTCGCAGGGGTCTTGGACCGGCGTCTGGACAGGAAGCGGATCACAGGCCGATGCCTTGGATGATATGCAGTGAGCCAGCTCCACCGGGCGATATGAACGAGACAGTGTCATCGTCCTGGTCCTTGCCAATGCTAACCTGTGAACCAACCAGCACGGGATACCCGGCAGTCGTTGCAGGCGTCCCAGTGGCAGCATTGCCAACACGGACATAAACCACAGTGGAGCCCAGGTTGGTGAACACAACAGACTCAGAAGTGAGCCCCAGCGTGACAGAAGCTGAAGTGACATTCGGCGTGACAGTGACGCCGAGATTGTACGCAGGTTGAAAAGCGAGTCCCATAAATTCAACAGTTAGCCAACACGATACCAGTTCTTGAGGATCGGCTCAAACTTCATCAGAAAGAAGTCGTTTGCAGCCAGTGAAGAAGGTGCGCCAATCACGTTCGCGCCATTACCCAGCACAGTCAGCGTGCCAACAGACTGAGTGCAGTTGACCAGCACTTCCTGTCCTTCCTTGGCGTTGATGACTGCCGGCATCGTGATCGAGCCAGTAGCAAAGCCTGCTGTGGGCGTGATAATCAGCCACGCACTGGCGCTTTCAGTCGCTACAGCAACACTCCAGCCAGTCGCGGATGGAGCAAAGTACTGCAGAGTCTTGTCGCCAAGAAGAGCTTCACCATTACCAAACTCTTCAGTGGTATTGATGATGTAATCGTAAACGGACTGAGCCAGCACTCGATAGTCCTGTCCATTGACGTTAACGGCAAAGTTTGTCGAACTTGTTACCGTGTCGATTAGAGAAAGTCGTTCAATGGACATACTAAGAGTTCCTAAAGAGGATTTGACCGTTTGGCTGCACCTGTACTGGGTCCAGATTCGGCACGTCTACAAATACACGCTCAGTGCGCTTGTATCCAGCCCCAAGTGGCAAGGTTTTGTCGTACTGCAACTGAATCGGAGCCGCTGCTTGAATTAAAAGCTGGTCGTAGGTCAGCTTTGCATTGGCCTTGGTATCAGGTGATACCACCTTGCCGTAAGCAGGCGCCAGACGGACAGCCAGATTGAGCACCAAAGCCTCGTTGGCCTGCATGGGCGTATCAACTTGCTGGTCGATATTGCTGTCCCCTGGGCTGGCCGGCAGCGGATACCCGATACGGATATTCTTGAGATACCAAGAAGATACCATCAGATCGAGGCGCCTCAGTGCGCTATCCAGTTGATCTGCGGTCAGATCAAAGACATATGAGGCCAGTCCGATTTCCTCGAACGCCTGCTCAATGATCTGTTTCTTGGTGTATCCCATACTACTTCAAAGCCTCTTCGATCAGTTGCGAGATCTTCTTATCAGAAAACCTGCCATCAAACTTAATCCCAAGTTCAGTAGCTTTTTGCTCAATCTCTTGACGAGTAGGGGGTGCAGTATCATCTGTTTCTGTGGTCGCTACAACTGGCGCTTCCTTCTTGGGTTCAATCGCTTCTGAAAGAGACGAAAACCAGCCATCTTTAATCTTGGCTTCCAGTTCTTCAGCGTTGTTGACTCCTGCAAAATCGTATGTTCCATGCGGGCGGACATGTTTCCCGGGAACCTTATAAACCATCGTGGGGTATTCCATTTACAGATTCAATACACAAAAGGGAGGGCGGAGTCAACCACCCTCCCCTGTGTGATTAAGGACTAAGCCTTAGGGCTGACCAAACAGGATGATCCCGGTCATTTCGGGCTGCTTGTTGACCACACCGAAGATCGTATCCAAACGATAGCGAGTCTTCATGGTGTTGATGTCGTATTGCTTCTGCATGACCAGTTCAATGCCCTGATCGGTGGAAGCACGCATCACGTTCGCGCCGGCGTCCGTAGGCACTGCGTAGCGACCCGGAAGGATCTCAATCGCGTCCTTCTGCCAGAAGCAGTTAATCGGAGCGGCAGCAGTGTTGAGCCACACGATGGCGCTGTTAGCGGCCTTCACGTTAACAACACAGTTCTGGTACTCAGCCGAAGCTGGGGACGCGACCTGGTTGGAAACGATGCCGGGGCTAATCACCATCTGCGTGCCATTGGTGATGCTGATGACCCGGAAGGTCTTCAACTGGCCAGTGTCCTGCTTGGTGATGTGATGCACAGCGTTTACGCCAGCGATGGTGAAACAGTCACCGGGCTGGACGTAGGTCGTCTGCGACACGGTCACCGTCTGGTAACGGTTGTCGACGTTCAGACGCTCTGCTGTGGTGGGCGAGCTGGTCACCGCCTTGGGCACCTGGTAGTTGTTCGCGGAGTCGCGGGTGTCGATGGTGATCGCACCACCAGAAGCCACGCCAATGCGGTTCGCGTAGTCGAGCTTGAAGGTGTCGAAGCTCGCAACCTGGCCAATGTAGGCACGGTCATAAGCGGTCAACGTCTTGCCAGACAGCGTCTGCCGGCCAGCGAGGTTGTTCGCCATGCCGTTGTAGTCGCGGGTGGACAGAGCAAGGTAGCGGGAATCGAAGTTCACGCCCTGCTCGTTGAAGATGGCTTCGCACTGAGCGACATCATCAAACCCGGTAGCAGCGGAGAGACGCTTCACGACGAGCGTGCCCTGCGAGGCAGCCACGTTCATCACAGCCACGTTGATGTCAGAAGCGAGCTTCTGCTTGGCCGAGTCACCGAGGCGCTGTTCCTGAAGCGCGTCACGCAGTTCAGTGGCAGTCATAATCCAGGGGACAGACTGGTTGAACCCGATCGTCGCGGGGACGGAGAGCTGGGTGTAGTCGAAGAAGTTCGACGTCATATCAGTGCCCGGGTAGGAGCGGCTGATATAAGGCTGCGGACGCCAGATCGTGTTGTTGGTGCGTTCCATCATCGTCTGGTCGGTTGTGTAGATCGAGACGTTGCGGGACAGGACGAGTGCGTCTTGGAAACCTTCAAGAAGGTTCTCGAACGCTACCCTTTCTTCTTTGCTGAATGCATTAGCCATATACTAGGATTGGTTTTTTAACCGACGTTTGAAAGCGATTACTTTCGTCATGTCGCCGGTGCGTGCCGCTTCTTCACGCAGCCGTTCCAACTGTGCGTTGGACGAATCAAGACTACCGTTTCCGTTAATCTTTTTTTCAGGAGGAGGAGCTTGTTTGCGAGAGGTCACAGTCAGTTGGGTTTCTAGTTTTGCTACAGCAAATGCGAACTTAACGGGATCAGTAATCTCGCCCAGTTCTTTTGCTTTCTTTGGATTCTTACCCAAAGCATACACAACTACAGCCGGATTCTGAGCGCCCTGAAGAATGATTCCCTGCTGAGTTACGTTTAGAGTTTCAAGAACAGTCTCTTCAGCGTCTTGGAAATCGGATACTTTTAATCCAGTCTTAGACTGGGTATAGCCTTCCAACTTCTTCTGCCAAGATTCCTGTTCTTCCCGCTGTTTGGCTCTCTGCTGCGCTTCAGCCTCTTCAGACTGACGCTTGCGTTCGAACCAACCAGCAAGTTCGTTCTCGAACTTATCTGAATCGTAATCGCAGTCCTCAAGTGTCGGTTTCTTCCCCGGCGTTACAGGAAATTGCTCTGGTGCCGGTGAAACTGATTTGAGTTTTTCCTCAAGTTCGCGCTTCTCGCGCTGCAACTCGCGGTAGTTCTTTCTCAGGTTACGCACCCATTCGGGCGCCTGCTTCTCTTCCTCTTCCTGGGGTGGCGATTCCCCTGCGATAGTTACTACAGTTTCATCTCCGGGATCTTCAGTTTTCTCAGGCTCCGTATTCTCTACGGCCTCTGTTACGACTTCGATTTTATCGGATACTTCTTCTGTTGTATTATCTTCTGCCGGTGTGGTGCTATTCATAAAACTAAAACCGCTCTGACGCAATAGAAATTATTGCATCTGAGGTGCCGGCTGGGTTAGCCGGTCTGCAAGTGCAAAGATTCGATCTTGGTCAGTTGTGCTGACCTTGGAAAGCGTCTCAGTCGTCTTGGCGCGGGCTTCTTCAGCCTTAGCCACTGCGAGAATACTGTCTGCCTGCGCTTTAGAAGCCCGTGCAATGGCCTCTTCGCTCGCAGCCTGCAAGTACTGCGCCTGCGGGTCTGGCTGGGCATTCTGAGCCGCTACAGCCATTTCTTCAGCCTCTGCTTCCGTAGGCTTGAGAACTCCCATCATTAGGAGCTTCTTGCGGAAGTAGTCGCGAACGTCACTGATCCCTTCGCCTTCCATGTTAAGCATGGCCATGGCAGAGAGCACCTGAGTCATCTCAGGATCCTGAGTCATCGTCATCATGTCAGTCAGCGCCCGGACAGTAGCGAGCCGTTTGGTGGCACTGGCTGGGCCAACGGTCACGACAACGTCGTACTCAGCGTCAGAAAGATCGTTTTCGTACTCGATCTCACCTTCTTCGTTAACGACAGGCTTGAGTAGCTCGATGGGCTCCATCTTGCCAGACTCGTGGACTGTCTTCATCTTCCGGCCTTCTTCAACGAAGATGTCCCTAGCGATAGACAGCCAGATTTCGCCACAACGCTTCACGGCTTTGGCCATGTTGGACATGTAGATGAAGGTCTGCATGTCGAGGCGCTGCTGGACCAGTTCCACTGTCTTGCCAGAGAGATGACTCACCATCTTGTCTCCCTGCCCAGGGGAGCCGAGGATCTCTTGCATGTCCACTTCAGTCAACTGAAGCAGGGCAGCCATCGAAGGAGGTAGAGCGGGGGGCTTGGTGTAGGCCACAGGGCCGGCAACCATGGGATTCCCGTTGGCATCCGTAAGCGCGTTAATGAGCAGGTACGGGTAGTTCTTGAGGTTGTCCTCTGCCCACATGAGTTGATGCCCGGCAACCTGTTCAGGGACCAGAATCGGCTTCTCCATGGCTGAGAGCGCACTGATCTCGCCCAGTTTGGAAAGCTGCATGTTCTTGAGGCGTTGAGCGTCCTTGGCAAGCCGCACATGGCCCATGCAACGCTCTACGTTGTCCACAAACCAACGCTTCCCGTACACCGGGATGATCGGGATGTACTTCCCTGCAATGTAACCACAGTCTTCAAGGATTTTCGCCCCTGACATGATGTACTTGCGTACCTTGCGAGTCTTGACCTTCTTGCGCCGGACTTCTTTCCAGCCAGTGGCAAGCATCTCCTCTTCTTTGTCGAGTTCTTCAGGCCGGAGCGACTCTTCTTCTCCGTTGAAATCCTTGTAAATCCGAATCTGCTCAGAGACTTCTTCAACTTTGTAGTACTCAGCGACGTAAACTACAGAAGGGGTGTACCAGTCAAACTGGGAACGAGTGATCGTCTTGGGCCAAGTGGAAGGATCGTCATTGTATTCGGCTTTGTAAGCCTCACGAGTCATGCTGGTGAGCACAAAACACCGCTTGGCATCAGCCTTATCCTGCCTTTTGGCGCCTAGGTCGAAGTAAACGCTGGTGTCAGCGTCAAAAATTGGCTCGATACAGATCCGCTGCTTGTCGTCCTCTGGATCTTCGTCATTTTGGTACTCAGTTCTGAGTCTCCAAGCACCAAATCCACCCATAACAGCCTCTTCAAAGGCGTTATCATACGCTTCTTCAGCCCCTGAGTCCTGTTCGTCAGCGCGATACAGGCCGGCACAGGTGTCAGCGAGCTTGTCGTACTCTTCTCCCTCTTTGGACGCGAAGTTTACAGTGATCCTGTTGTTACGATACTCGTTAATGATACGAAGCACCGCCATGTGGATCTTGTTAACCTCGAACCTGGGCTTGTTTTCGAACTGGTCACCAAGTGGTCCTTCCCATTGGGCGCCGGCTAGTGAGCAAAACCGCCGGTCTCCAAGGCAGTTCATGCGCTCCTGATACATGGCACCTTGAATCTGATCGAACTCTGCACGAGCAGCTTGGTGGATTTCAGCTAATTTGTCTTCGTTCATCGTTTGAAAAAGTTAACTACAGGCATTGCAAACATGCCGCCCTTTTTGTGGGAAGCCTTACCAGCAATTGCGGCTCTACTTAAACCACTTACCACCAAATAGCGAGTCGCGTCCATCAAATGGTCATTATCCTTGACTACTCTGCCCTTTTCGTCTCTGCGATAAAGCCTAAACTCATTAAGCCAGTTCCTGAGGCTTGCAAACACTTTAATGCGACTCTCAGACATCAGTTGCCACACAGTGTACAGGCCACTTTCTACAGCGTTATTGGCTAACGTGATGTCGAGCCCGTGCTTGCGGTACATGCCTAGAAGCTGTTGCCCGTCAGTCTGAGCACGCCCCCGGGAAGCTGGGTCGATCACACCTGGGATCTCTCCCCGAGACTTGATCGCTTCAGCGTGTAAAATCGGTTCAGCCTGTCCACGATAGTACTCGTTGTAAAGAAAGGTGACTCCACTGTCTGGGTTGGTGGCGCCCCAGACGACTGCAGTGCGATTCCAGCCAACGTCCATGCCAAAGCAGCGTTTCCAGTGCTCAGGAATCGGGAACTCAGGGACGACAAGTTCGCTCTCTGGCACAGGATAGATGGCGCCTGCACCAAGCTGTGGAACACCTTTGGAACGAGCATCCCTCTGGAAGGGCGGGATCGAGGCCCAGAGCTCTTCCTTTTGAGTCTTAGTCAGGTGAGGGACATCGTCCCACGTTGCCATCCCAACGTACTTGCTCCCACTAGAGTGCTCTTGAACTTCTCCGTTGGGCAGGAACGACAAGACAGTCTCACTCATCCCCATCAGAGGGGTGAAGGTGAGCATCGTCATGCCGTTGTTGGTCATCGTACGAAGGAGACACTCTGTGTACACGTCCAACGGAGGCTCTTCGTCGAGCCAAATGACATCCTGTTCTGAGCCTTGGAACGCTTCCCGTCTTTGGTCGTAGGACTTAAAAGTCAGGCGCGATTCGCCACCAGAGGCGTGTCTAACAGAGATAGTCTCAATTGCGTCTGCGACGCCGGCCTTGGCGGTAGTGCGCACGAGATCAGCCTTAGGAATCAAGCCCGTGCCAAACTCTCCGGGAGGCCCAAGCAACTTCATCTGCAAGATGTCACGAGTCGTCTTGCCGGTGTCGCCTGCCGCCCAGGCACTGATAGGCTGGTCAAACTTCCTGCCTTCCCACCATGAGGGATAACGGCCTGTCATATGCAGCACCATCTCGTACCCGCCAATCGACTCAGTCTTCCCGATACGGTTGGCAGCCATCATAAGCCGTTCTCTGTACGTCTTGCCGGCAGCGAAGTAAGCAAGGTGCTTGGGATACAGGTCACGCTTCAGAGGCCCGTCATCAGGGAAGTAACCAGAGATCTTGCGCTCCTTCTTTCGACGAAGCGTTTCTTCTAGCAGGAGGGCCAGTTCGAGCTTCTTGTCGATGGAGTCAAGAATTTCGCTCATTCGCCACGCTCCCTCTGAATCCGCTCAATCTCGAACTCGATGTACTTTGCAGCCTTTTGGAGATCCTGAAGAGGGTCTTGAGTCTTGAGCCCCGCTCTCCAGACGTACTTGATGACGTTCCCAAGGTTGTAGTTGAACGCCTCTGCGATGTGGATGCACTCCACGCCGGACGGGTGGTCTGTGTAATGCTTGGGGTGGTGTATGTCGTTCATAGAAAGAAAAAATCCCGGACACCTGCACACACAGGGCCGGGTTGCTTTTTCCCACCCAGAAACACTCCCGAGTTAACTGGGTTAGAGTTAAGAGTTAGCACTGTTGTTGTGAAAGTGTCAATCATACTTTCATCACTATTACTTTGTACTGACCTCCATCGTCTGGCCCGCCTTCCAGCTCGAAGGTGAACTCTTCGTAGTCCATGTCTCTCTCTATGGAGTCCATCAAGAGCGAGTAAGCCAAGTCAGCGGCTTTCTGAGGTGGGGTAGCGGGTTCTAAGTCCATTGAGAATTGGTCTGCGTGCGTAACGGATGCGCAGCCCCCGGTCTGTCTCTCCAGCCTGTCACGCCTGCACTTGCCTCAGCGTTCGGCGCGTATTTCAGAATAGCCTCAAGCCACTCCACGGTAGGTTTCACTCTCGTGCCAGTCTCTCCCGGCTGTCACGCCTATCGCACAGCGGCGTTCCCGATTCGGCGTCCCGAAAGTTGTCTAGTCTCTCCCAGTGTCACACCACTTCACCACACCCACGCGAAGCGTAAGCTAGGTGCTCTGCGGCATGGAGCCACAGGCAGGTGTCGCGGTTTGTTTGTGCCCCAGATTCGAGGTTAGTCAATTCTGACTAGCTCTACATACTCTGCGCTTGCACAAAGTCTAAGCAGCAGCACTAGAACCTGCAAAGGTCTCTACCAAAGTCTTGCCAATAGGAAGCTCAGGATGATCCTTCAGCGGGTCAACCTGTGCCGGCTTCAAGCTCTCAAGCAGCCCCTCTACAGTAGCCTTGACCGCCTCCAAAGCAGCCCTCTGTGCTTCGAGCTTCTTAGCCAGAGTATTCCTCTCCCTCTTAGGCTTCTCAATCCGAGCACGAAGCTGTTCGACGTGCCAGGCTGCCTTGAGAGCTGCCGAGACCGACTTCTTTAGAGCAATAGTCTCTGGTGCTCCTGCTTTTCTAGTTCTCTTACGAGTAGTGTTTTCCATACGACAAACAGCGATAGCAGTAAGAGAGAAGTCTGCAACAAGAAAAAGAGAGATAGGGAGGGTGGCCCGAAAAAGAGGAGGGCACTATGGGGTGACTAGGGGTAGCCCGGCTGGGGTGATAGGGGGTAGGAAGCTGTATACACAGGGAGAGAGCACTGAGCTGTACACACAGAGAGCCTAGCTACACTGAGGTTGTATAGCGTTCCCAGACAGTCTGAGTAGGGACCTCGACTTCTCTCTTAAAAGGAACCGGCCTGGGGGTGATTGCCCCTACTACTTTGAACTAAACTACACTAGATTAGTGTACTATTAGTTAGTGTTAGTATGATTTAGTCTGGATTGGTTTGAGCTAAGTGCTTGCAAATCAAGGAAACGTATTCCACATGATATACGTTGTGTGACGTTATAGACTATCTGCCTCTGTACCCGGCACGCTGGCCTCTGCAACCGGCACAGCCTGTACCTCAATAGCAGGCTGAGAGGCTGCAGCCAGCCCGAGACGCTGGGCATCAGCGAGAGCTCTGGCTGTTCTGGCCTCCAGTTGGGCGTCTGTTAACTCAGTCAGGGCGGCCAGCAATGGAGAGCCGTCTGCGTTGGCTAGCTTGGTTGGCAAGAGCTTGGACAACAATGCACAGAACGTCCGAGGATCATTGCGGCCTACAGTCACTAGATAGTCGACACCGCCCAGCTTTGTGAATGCGCGTTCTATTGCGTCTTTGATGGCCACAGTCTGCCGGTTAGGAATGCCCTTCCTACTGCCGCCGGTGAGTTGATGCTTCCAGCGTGGCTCTGCCGGTTCTGTTACCTGTTCTGTGCTTTCATTCATGGCGGCATTCTCGCGTCACTCTGCCGCGCTTTCAACCCCCTCAATTTTCCCCCCTCCCCTCGTGCCTGGTCAATTGATCCATCCCTCATATTACAAAAATCACAATCAGCCTGGCACGCTCCCCTCCCTCTTATTCCGAATTCTTTTTTGCAAATAACTCTTGCCCCTACCGCTTGGCTAGCTAGATTTGCCCATGTCAGCAATAACCCCAAAAAAACCAAAAATGAACCCCACCGAAATAACCAAACTGTCTAAGACTCTTAAAGTTACAGATCTCCTCTGCTATGTGGCAGAGACTCGCGAAACAGGCTCCTCTAACATTCCCGCAGATATTTTCTGCGCCGTGCAAATCGCTGGCTACATTCGTGGCAAACTAAACGGGCAGAATGTTTTCGTAACCACCGAACGCGTAGGAAGACGCCATAAAATGTATCTGCGCTTTCACAACGGGCGCGCAGTTAGTCGCAAGGATTTTTCCTCCGTCACAAGTGACACTGTGGAGCCCAAGGAAACCCTTTGCGCAATCCTTGAGACATCCAACGTGCCTAACGGCATCGAACCCACCGTTGTCGCATATGCTTGGAGCAAAGAGGCAGCCGATATCCTTGTCGATCAACTCTTTGGACGCTACACGCTCCATTATTTCGAGGCTATCGAAGAAGACGAACAAGAAGTGGAAGGACTCCCCATTGCTACTGTCTATTGGATTGCCGATCAGTTTTCTCTCTAACCTCACCCCAACCCAACCCAACCCACACACTATGAATAACTACCGCACCATTTTCCACAGAGACAATTCCGTTACCCTTTGGCATGTATTCCTTCAGCAATGGGTACGCTTGCCAGCGTGCGGAATCTCCCATGCCATTCTTGCCACACTACCCAGCACCGAACGTGCGCGGATTTACAAGCTGGCCAGCAAGTAATCTCCCCCTCCCCTTTCAACCCTAAAAACCCTAGAAACCCAATGAAAACCACACTGTCCACATCCCAAGCTGCAGACCTTCTCAAAGCCGATAGCAACGCAAACTGGTCCCGTTCTGGTGCCCTCGCCCTCGTCGAATATTTAGAGGAACTAGAATCGGGTACGGGAACTGAAATTGAGTTTTGCCCCGTTGCCATCCGTTGCGACTACTCAGAATACGCTTCCGCCTTGGAAGCTGCTCTTGACCAAGGTTTTGATCCCGAAACTGACCTTGACGGTGAAGGCGAGGAAGATGACGACGACAAGGAGAAAAACGCCTTGGATTGGCTCCATTACCAGACACAAGTTATTGAGTTTGAGGGTGGTGTAATCATTGCAAGCTTCTGATTCTTTCCCGTTGTCCTCTCTCTCCTGAGAGGACATAGGGAAGCAATTCAGCTTCGCAAACCTAAGAAACACAGCAACAAATGAAAACACGCATCCAGTACGAAATGACCGATACCTTCGGCGGAGAAGCAAACTACAGTTGGGCTCGCCGTGGTGAGTTAGAGGTCCCTTGGCAGACTTCTGATCTAGCAATAGTCCGCCGAGTCAAGAAAGCGCTTGGCCTTGAGGGTGTTAAATGCAATCGAGAAGAGCATGGGGAGCAAATCGTGCTCCGTCCAGTTGGTGCCTGTGTAATTGTGTTTATTGGCTGACCCTTATGAACCCCATCGCCCTCCTAAAAATCACCTTTGCCCTCTCCGTGGCATTCACCTTCGTTTCCACCCTTTACGCCTTAAACTCCAAATGAGCACCCCTATTCTTACAAACGCCTTAGCCTCAATTGATGCTGCTTTGATGCGCGCCAAACACGATAGCAACGGAACCGAAACGCTTCTGACTCAAGACTTAAGAGACGCATTAGGATTCATTTTGGAAGCAATCGAAGCACTCGAATCAAAGGAGAACAATTAATGATCGCCACTCTTTACCGTTCCGGCTCCGCTTGGATCATTCGCGCTCTGGCTTGGCATAGCTTCAAAACAGCCAAAGAGGCCCGCAAATGGGCCGCTGAAAACCGCCTTGAATTGAAGCGAGCAAAGCACCTAGACGGTCCCGAAAGGCTCTGTGCAGACATAAGGTTTCACCTTGGATTACACGGCCCTTATGATCGCGATTTGACCGACTAAGCAAACCCACCCACAACTAAGCGCAAGCCCGAACAAGGGGCACCCTGCAAAGGGTGCTCCTTTTTTGTGTTCACCCTCCCCTCCCCACCCCTTTTCACCCCTTCAACCTTCACCCCTTAGCAAACCGCCATAACGGCCCCTTAAAAGCCCTTTCCC